ATGCGGCAGGTTCTTTATCTGCTGGCTATAATCCTGCTACTGGATTGACTAGAGCGCCTACAGGCGGTACTGATCGTGATCTAACAGAAGCAATTCTAAAAACCGTTATCCAAGAAACTTATACTTCTGGTGGCGATTTAGACATGCTAGTAGTACCACCATCTGTTAAACAAGTTATATCTGGATTCAATGCGAACACAACTCGTTTTGGTCCTGCTGAAGCAAGAACTGAATATGCTGCTATTGACGTATATTCTTCTGACTTCGGAGATATCAACATTGTTCCTAACAGAGTAATGGCAACTACTGATGACAAAGCTTGTTTCTTAATTCAGAGCGACATGGTCGCTACTGCATACTTAAGAGATTTCCAAATGAATGAGTTAGCAAAAACTGGTGACTCAGACAGAATGCAACTTTTAGTTGAATGGACTCTTGAGATGAGAAATGAAGCAGCTCACGCTGTAATTTTGGACATCAACCAATAATACTAATTAGGGGGAGCTTCGGCTCCCTCTTTTACATAAGGAAAAATTATGAAGAAATCCCCAACAACATTTAAAATTGGAACAACGCAAACTGTAGCTGTAGCAGATTCTTCTGCTGCAACAGGTAATGCAATTGGATCACAAACTAATGAAATTAGATTAGTATCTAGTGTTGATGCTTATGTAGAAATGAATGCTGCTTCACCAACTGCAGCTTCTACTTCTATTATTTTACCAGCATTTACTGTAGAATATTTTAGAGTTACACCTGGAACTAAAGTAGCTTTTTTAAGAGTAGGTTCAGTAACAGGAACAGCAAGAGTAACAGAACTTAGTCAGTAATGAGACCAGGTTTTATATCAATACGAAGTCAGGACAGGTATCGTAATCGTAGGACAGATGTACCTAATGATGCTATAAACTTAGAAGATTTAACATACCTATTATTAGAAACAGGAGATAACATCATACGTGAAGATGGTGTAGGTGTTTCATATTTCACTAATACTCCTATACAAAACTAATGGATTTTAACGAGTTAGTTAATATTATAAAAAACAAAGAGCAAAGCTCTAAACAACAAAGCAAAAACAAACAAAGAACAAAAGTTTTAAAAAAAAGGATTAAACATGGCTGATAGTAAAATTAGTGCATTAACAGCATTATCAGAAACCCCAGCAGATGATGATGTGTTTGCAGTTGTAGACACAAGTGCTACAGCTACAAAAAAAATTACATTTGCAACTTTAAACGCTGCAGTATCAGCTGTTTATAATTTAACAAAAACTGGTAACTATACAGCTGTTGCTGGTGATAAAATATTATGTGATACTTCAGGTGGTGCATTTACAATTACACTTCCTGCTAGTCCTAGTGCTGGTGATGAAATTCATGTACTTGACGCAACTGCATCATTTGACTCAAACAATTTAACTATTGACAGAAACTCAAAAAAGATACAAGGAGCTGCTGCTGACCTCACAATTACTACAGAAAATACAGGTATTGGTTTAGTTTTCTACAATGATACTTATGGTTGGAGAATATTAGTAGATGCTTATGGTGTAGATCCAACGGAGCTGTAACATGGCTGATATATACAATCCTAATCAAGATATCCATGTAGATAAAGCTACTAGTAAATTAGTAGTAAAACATTCACAAGATACTACACCTATATTACAAGATAATAAAATATCTCGTAATCATAGAGCTGGAGAACAAAAAGGTGAGTTCCAACGTATAGCTCAAATACCTTTGATAGCTTTACAAATTAAATGTAAAGAATTGTTTGGACACTCTAATTGGTGGCAAGTAGAAAAAGATGATCAACGTTCTATAATTAAAAGAATGATTAACAGTAACGAGTTTGAAAACTTTAGAGTAGGAGATAAGAAACTATAATGGCTTTAGATAATTATGCAAATTTACAAACTTCTATTGCTAATTGGTTAGCTAGAGATGATTTAACTAGTGAGATACCAGATTTTATATCTTTATGTGAAGCAGAGTTTAATAGAGAGCTGCGTATAAGATCTATGGAAACTACTGAAACTGTTAGTATAGATGCTGAACAAGAAGCATTACCTACAGGATTTTTAGGAGTAAGAAGTTTCTTTTTAAATAATAATGGTAAAACTAAACTTACTTATAGTACACCATACAACCAGTTTGATATGAGAGGTTCTACTAGAACAGGTACGCCACAAGCTTATAGCATTGAAGGTACCAACTTTCGTTTCAGCCCTACCCCTGATACAACTTACACAGCAAACCTTGTGTACTACAAGGCATTTGACTCCCTGTCAGCTAGTACCACAACTAACTTTATACTCACCAATCATCCTGCTGTATATTTATATGGTAGTCTTTATCATGCGAGTAATTTTATTAGGGGTATTGCACCAGATACTGTTGCACAATGGCAACAACTATTTGTTACTGGTATAAACCAAATTAGAGAAATGGATGAGAAAGAAAAACATAATGGCTCACCATTAATACAAAGATCAGGTATTAATATTAACAACTTTGATAACGTATAATGCAATTACCTTTTGGCGAATGGCTGCCAGATCTGCCAGACCATGTCAATCCAGGAGCTACCCAAGCTAGGAATGTATTTCCTGCTGTTAACAGTTATAGACCATTTAATGATATAGCTGCTACTTCTAGCAATGGAACTGATGCAAGATGTCAAGGTGGTAAAGCATTTAAGTCTGATAGTGGTGTTGTGTCTATATTTGCAGGTGATGCTACTAAGTTATACAAACTAACATCTAATGCGTTTGTAGATGAAAGTGGAGGAACTACCTTTAGTTTTTCTACAGAATCCTATTGGGATTTTATTAGATTTGGTGAAGTAGTTATTGCTTTTAATGGTGACGATGCTCCGCAAGCATGGACACTAGATAGTTCTACAGACTTTGCAGCACTTGCTGGATCACCTCCAGTATTTAGACATGCTGCTGTGGTAGGTAATTTTATAGTTACAGGGTTTCAACCTAATGCACAAAACAAAGTACAATGGTCTAGTTTTAATAGTGCAACCTCATGGACAGTAGGAACTAATCAATCTGATTCTGAAACACTTCCAGAAGGTGGTGTTATTACAGGTATTACTGGTGGACAATACGGTTTAATCTTTCAAGAAAATCGTATTACTCGTATGGATTATAGAGGCGGTAATGTTGTATTTCAATTTAGAAGAATAGAAGATAACAGAGGAGCTGTACAAGGTAAAAACGTAATACAAGTAGGTAACTTAGTTTACTTCTTATCTGAAGATGGTTTTTATGTTACTGATGGTAATTCATCAAGACCTATAGGTGCAAATAAAGTAGATCGTTTCTTTTATAATGATCTTAAGTTTACTTTTAGAGAACGAGTTAGAGCATCGTACGATCATGAAAACAAATTAGTTATGTGGTCATACCCATCTGCAACTGGTAACAATGCAGGTACACAAAATGATAAAATTATTATCTATCATATTGCTAGTGAAAGATGGTCTATAGTAGAATTAGATCATGAAATTATTATTGATTACTTATCACCTGGATTTACATTAGAAGAACTAGACGATTATCCAGCATCAGGTACAGATGATTTAGATGCTATAACAGTATCACTTGATAACCCTGTATTTATTGGTGGTCTAAGATCTTTAGGTGCTTTTAATACTAGTCATAAATTAGGATCATTTGGTGGCGCTACATTAGCTGCTGAAATAGGTACTGGAGAAACAGAAATATTTCCAACTAGTAGATCATTAATAAGCAATGTTAGACCTATTGTAGACACAAGTGCTGCTATAGGAACATTAAGCCATCGTAATAGAGTTGCTGACTCTTTTAGTACGACAGGTACATCAACTATGCACAGTACTGGCAATATACCATTGCGTAAATCAGCAAGATATTTTAAATTTAATTTAACAATACCAGCAGGTACAACTTGGTCAGATGCACAAGGTATTGACATTGAAGCAACTAATGAAGGATATAGATAATGGTACTTTTAACCAACCCACAAACAGCAGACTTACAACAACGTATACAAAATTCTAGTTTTGGTAGTCCAGATTATTTACAAGGTTTCACAGGAACAATGCCTGGATATCAACAAAATCTTTTAGCTAATAATTTTCAACCTGGTTTAATTACACGTGATTTTAGTGGTGGAGCTACATCTATGAATCCATCTGGAGTTGCTAATTATTTAAGTTATACACCAGGAGTACCGCCACAAGCTGCAAATAATAGTAATTTTTTACCACTAAATACAATGGTTAATGCTGCAGTAAGACAAGGTGGAGGAGATAGAGGTCCAATGCAAAATCTTCCTGATCCAACTTATAATCCTAATTTAATAGGTGCATATTTTGGCTATAATAATCCAGATTATGAAGCAAGTCCTTATGGAGAAGATGCAAATATATTAGGAGATTTTATAGAAGCTATACAAAGAAAAAAAG